CGCACAACCCTCTTGTTACCAAGGTCCAAGAACCTCAAACAAAGGACCAAGATCCATGGGCGTAGTACCAATGAAGCATGACGACGATTTCTTCGGGCATAACTCCAAGGCCACTGAGGCTGCGGGCAAAGAGCTGGCTGTATACGTTGCTGACCTCGAGGCGATTGACGCGCAGGTGATTGATCTCGGTAAGGAGAAGTCGGACATCTTCACGATCGCCAAGTCGAAGGGTTACAATGTGAAGGCTTTGCGCAAGCTGCTGGCTGAGCGCAAGCGTGACGCGGCCGAGCTTTTGGAGGAAAAGCAGGTCATGGAGCTGTACAAGGAGCTCCTCCTTTAAGGTAGAACTTCTGTTATATCCGTGGTAGTTACCCGCTCAGAGGGTAACATCGTGCCGCCAAATACAGAGACAGGCCGTCGGGGCGAGTTCCTGGCGGCTTATATCCTAGAGTCGCACGGCATAGAGTGCCATCACGTGAACCGTGAGGGCGCTGACCTTTGGTGCAAGGTGCAAGGTCGGGTATTCACGGTCGAAGTGAAGTCGGCCTCGCGGCAGGCCAAGCCCTCTGGAAACCGCAAGAACAACCATTACCAGTTCCACACCCTCGAGAAGTCGGCGGAGTTCTTTTGTTTTGTAGCGCTGGACAGGCAGCTGGTCATTATGCGGCCGACGGCTCTGATCACGTCAGGAACCACCCGCATTTCGATCGCGGAGTTCAACGAGGCAAATCAGAGAAGGACGATTGAGGAATTAATTAATCCCTGATATAGTTCCTCGAACCTTGGTCCTTGGAGTGTGACATGGAAAGCAAGAAGCGTATGATGCCGGACGATGAGATGTCCACAACTGGTGCTCTGTCGAGCACTGCTGCTCCGGAGCGTTCGTACCGCCCCATTGCACGTCCCAAGAATCTGCGTGATCCGCGGATCACGGACCTTGAAGAGCGCAGCCTGCGGTCACAAGAGCGTGAGTCTCAGGACTACGAGGACTTCGGCGGTGGCCATCAGGGCCGGCCTGCCAAGAAGTTCAAAGACGGCGGCATGGTCCGTGGCACAAAGCCCGGCCAAGTCGCGGGGACGAAGTTCAGCGGTACGTTCTGATGGCAGAGCCGACGGCATATGACGACATCATTGCGGAGAACGCAGCACGGGTAGGAATACCCGTGGATCTGTTCCGTCGGCTTATCGCTCAGGAGAGCAACTTCAACCCTAACGCCGTCAGCCCCGTGGGCGCCGGCGGCCTCGGTCAAGTCATGCCGGACACGGCCCGAGATCCGGGGTACGGTGTGCCCCCGCTCGCGGCAGAAAACCTAATGGACCCCGCGGAAAACATCCGCTTCTCGGCGGACTACTTCGGCGCGATGATGGACAAGTTTGAGGGTGACGTACCCTTGGCCTTGGCTGCGTACAACGCGGGTCCAGGCGCGGTTATGGAGTACGGTGGGGTCCCTCCCTTCGAGGAGACCCAGAACTATATCGAAAAAATCATGGGAAGTCCTGGCGCGGAGGTCCCTCCTAGCCGCTCGTACCGTCCTGTCGCACGCCCTGAGAGTAATGAACAAGCTGAGAACAAGTCGCCGCTTGACTCTCTGCCCAGTGCTCTGGCATACATGGACCTATCTGGAATGATGGAGGCTCCGCGAGCCAAGTTTGATCCGCCTGCTATTCGTCGTCCCCCAGCGGGCGGTGGTTCTCGGGCGCTGAAACAGTTTGGTCTCGCCAGTTTGGCTTGATGCAATATGAACCTTTTTCGACTCGACGCCTGCGAGACATCCTGACACTGGGAATCGCGATGCAGGAAGAGAGCGACTACGTCGCCGTGCCGTTTGACATCGAGCAGTCGGCAAACTCTATCATCAGAATGGTTGTTGACAACCCCAATGGCTTCGGGATGCTGGCCTACGATGGTGACAAAGCCGTAGGGATGATCGCAGGATCGGTGTCCCCGTACTTCTTCAGCAGGGGCAAGCTGGCCAGTGACTTCGTCTGGTACGTTCTGCCCGAGTACCGTGGTTCTCGGACCTCGGTCAAGCTGCTCAAGATGTTCACGGACTACGCCACTGGCGTAGGTGCCACGGAACTCTACATGGGTGTGACCACGAATGTCGGAGCTGCGCGGACCGGCGCCCTTTTGGAGCGCATGGGGTTCCAGCATGTCGGCGGAAACTACAGGAAGCGACTGAATGTCGGATCTTGATGCTCTCCCTGACGAGGTATTGCGGGAGATATTGGCCCTAACGCAGGCCAAGAAGAAGCTCGACATCCGTGAGAAGGCGTCCGAAAGCTTCATGACCTTCGCCAACCACGTCTACGAGAACTTCATCGAGGGCGAGCACCACAGGATTATTGCTGAAAAGCTCGAGCGCGTGGCGCGCGGTGAGCTCAAACGGCTGATCATTAACATGCCGCCGCGCCATTCGAAGTCTGAGTTTGCCAGCTTTCTGATGCCAGCGTGGTTCTTGGGCCGGAACCCGAAGCTCAAGATCATTCAAGCCACACACAACACCGAGCTGGCTGTACGATTCGGCCGCAAGGTCCGAGATCTGATCGACGACCCGCAGTACAAAGAGGTTTTCCCAAATACAAACCTCAAGGAAGACAACAAGGGCGCCGGAAAGTGGGGCACTGACAAGGGCGGCGAGTACTTCGCAGCTGGTGTGGGCGCTGCAGTCACCGGCCGCGGCGCGGATCTGTTCATCATCGACGACCCTCACTCGGAGCAGGACGCCATGAGCGAGAGCGCGTTCGACAACGCCTACGAATGGTACACATCTGGCCCCCGCCAGCGTCTGCAGCCTGGTGCTTCTATCATCTTGGTCATGACGCGCTGGGGAAAGAAGGATCTGACTGGTCGTTTGCTGGCTCAGCAGTCTGCGGATCCGATGTCGGACCAGTGGGAGGTCGTGGAGTTCCCCGCGCTGCTCCCCTCGGGCAATCCTCTGTGGCCTGAGTTCTGGGACAAGGACTCTCTGCTCTCGATCAAGGCGTCGCTGCCCGTGCAGAAATGGTCTGCGCAGTGGCAGCAGCAGCCAACAAGCACCGGTTCGGCTATCATTCGGCGCGAATGGTGGAAGATCTGGGATAAAGAGAAGATCCCTCCTCTAAAGTATATCATCCAAGCTTACGATACTGCGTTCTCCAAAAAAGAGAGCGCCGACTACTCGGCCATCACGACGTGGGGTATCTTCGAGCCGGAGGAGGGCCGCGGCGACAATGTCATCCTTTTAGACGCCCAGCGCGGCCGGTGGAGTTTCCCCGAGCTAAAGGAAGTGGCGTACGAGGAATGCGAGTACTGGGAGCCGGACATGGTCATTGTGGAGAAGAAAGCCACTGGTGGTCCGCTGATCGACGAGCTGCGTGCAAGGGGCATCCCAGCCATGGGCTTCTCTCCTGGTAGACGCGCGGGCGGCGGCGGTGTAGACAAGACAACAAGAATGCACACTGTGTCCCCGTTGTTTGAGGCCGGAATGGTCTGGGCGCCGCAAGACAAGAAGTTTGCTGACGAAGTTATAGAAGAGATCGCGTCATTTCCGAATGGCGACCATGACGACTTCTGTGATAGTATGACATTGGCTTTGATGCGTTTCCGCCAAGGTGGGTTCGTACTGATACATGAAGAGGAGCAGCTTGACTTCGCAAGTCAGGTGCCTCGCAAACGGGAGTACTACTGATGGCGCTACCTCCACAGGCCTTCGGGAACATGGTTGAACGCAGAGACGGTCCGGTGGACATGCAGGACGGGCTTGGCGTTGACATTCCCGTGAACACCCCGATGGACTTCGAGGGCGGTGCTCAGGTAACCGAGATGCAAGATGGCAGCGCCATGGTCGAAGCCATGTCCGGCATGATGCCAGAGGGCATGACGGAAGAGGAGCTGATCCCCTTCGACTCAAACTTGGCAGACTTCTTGGAGGACGACACCCTTGGTGAGATCGCCAGTGATCTGGTTGGGTCCTATGAGGACGATCTCGCGTCACGCCAAGACTGGGAAGAGACCTACACCAAGGGTCTTGACCTGCTGGGGATTCAGGACACCGAGCGCTCGACACCCTTCGAGGGCGCGTCCAGTGTCACGCACCCGCTCATCGCGGAGAGCGTCACCCAGTTCCAAGCGCAGGCATACAAAGAGATTCTGCCATCTGGCGGCCCTGTTAAGACACAGGTTGTTGGAAAGCATACGCCCGAGCGCCTCGAGCAGGCCCAGCGTGTCAAGGATTACATGAACTATCTGATCATGGATCGCATGGACGAGTATGATCCAGATACCGATCAGATGCTCTTCTATCTCCCGCTATCTGGCTCGACGTTCAAGAAGCTCTACTTCGACAACAACAAGCAGCGGCCGGTGGCAAAGTTCGTCCCCGCTCAAGACGTTGTCGTGCCGTACGCCGCCTCTGATCTGATCAGCAGCCCGCGTATCACGCACGTCCTGAAGATGTCCGACAACGATGTGCGCAAGCTCCAAGTTTCGGGGTTCTATCGCGACGTTGAACTGTCCTCGGGCGGTGATGAGGACGAGGATCAGGTCCGCGAGAAGGTCAACGAGATACAGGGGATCTCACGTTCCTCGTACAGCGACGAGATGCGTGTCATCTTGGAGATGCATGTCGAGCTCGATCTTGACGGGTTCGAGGACATGGGGCTAGATGGCGAGCCCACAGGCATCAAGCTGCCCTACAT